ACAGGGGGCAGACCGCCAAGAGGGCCCCGTCGTTCGGGCGCTGGCGCGCCCTCACTCTATATAGCGCTCAGCCTGGCGAAGCCGGGGGGTGGGTACTGCGGGCTCTGTCCCTCGCTTGCGAGGACAGACAGACACGCAGTGAGGGGGGTAGACAGACTGTCAGACATTCAATAGGTAGGGGTTTGACAGTCTGGATGTGCGCTTTTGTCGCAGGTACTGTGTAATTCATGGCGCTTGACAGTCTGCCCGCCCGCGGTGTAAGGTGATCGCTCAACAACACCTGAAGGGGGTGACATGGCGGACGGGGAGATAGTTAGCCTTAGGCCCAGGGGCCAAGGCAGTGAGGCACCCAGAGCACGATGGGGCAACACAATCACCAAGCGCGAGATCGACTGGCTGTGGAAGCCGTTCCTCCAGCGACGCGCGATCAACCTACTCACAGGCGATCCAGGCGTGGGAAAGAGTACCATTGTCTGTGAGCTAGTCGCGGCGCTCTCGGTGGGCCGGCCCCTCCCCGGGGACCCTCCCGGTCTCCATCGAGAGCCCGTGAACTCCTGGATCATGCAGGCCGAGGACGCGGCCGATGATACCATAGTCTGGCGGCTCGAGAACCAAGGCGCCGACCTGAGGCGGGTACTGATCACTGACGTCCGCGAGACAATCACCGCCCGGGTGGCCAAGGAGATTGGCGACCAATGCCGGGACGAAGGCATAGCCCTACTCTCCATCGACCCCATGCAAGCCTGGGTCGGCAAAGACATGGACATGAACCGCGCGAACGAGACCCGGGACTGGGGCTCGAACCTTCGCGGGGTGGCCATGGAGAACAACCTAGCCGTCCTACTCTGCCGCCACAAGCGCAAGGGCGCCCCGGGCGAGAGTTCAATGATGGCCGGGCTAGGGAGCATCGACATCACCGGCATCGCGAGGTCCGAGATCACCGCGACCCGGGACAAGACCGGGCAGCGATACATCCAACGCATCAAGGGCACAGTCGGTATCACCGGCCAGGGCCTGCCATACACCACAGTCCCTCACCCCGACAACGACCACGGGGTATTCAAGTGGGAGGGAGTACCCAGGGACATGCAGCCTCCAGGCGCGACTGAGGCCGGGGTTAGCCGGACGCCCAAGGCCAAGAAGCTCGCGGAAGAGTGGCTGGCCCTGAGGCTGAGCCAAGGGCCCGTGAATTCGCTCACTCTCCTGACCGAAGCCGCGGCCCGGGGCATAAGTGAGCGCACACTGCGCCGCGCCAAGTCTGACCTGAACATTACGGCCAAGCAAGTCGCCCCGAATGACTGGGTGTGGTCCAATGGGTGAGGTAACCCAGCTACGGGAGTCGTCCCTCGCCCCGCCACCAGACATAGAGATCGGCCTCCAGGTCATCGAGCGCCTAGCCGTGGGCCGGAGCCTGGATGAAATTGGGGCACAGAAGGGGTTCCCGAGTAAAGAGACCTTCCTCATCTGGCTGATCCAGTCCCCGCCGCTCGCGCAAGCCTTCGCCAAGGCGCGGGAGGTGTCGGGGTATGCGCTAGAGGAGGAGGCACTAGCCCTCCTCCGCGGCCTCAAGGACGAGGTCATGACCGCGCCCAAGGCCAAGGCGATTGACATGCTGGTGCAGCAGCTCCGGTGGAGCGCAGAGAAGCGCAACCCGAGTGTATACAGCCGCCAGAACAATGTCAATGTGCAAATTCCGGTCCAAATTACCACATCCCTCGACCTGGGCGAGATGAAAACTGGGGTCGGGACCGCGGAATTCCCCAACATCTACGAGCTAACGACCTCCGAGTGGGCCGAGAAGCAGGCGACTGAGGTCCCGGTCAAGCCCAAGACCCGGCGCGAGCGGATAGAGAAGCGCAACACACCCGAGCGCGAGGCAGAGATCAAGGCCCAGCGGGCCTATGTGGTGGCCCAGTACCGAGCGCGGAAGCGTCTACTGAAGGCTGAGCCGCCGAAACCTACCGAGGGGGAAGATGACAGTAACCCACAAGACTAACTTCGTCCCCAACCCGGTCCAGCGGAACTTCATCGAGTCAAGATCGAAGGCCGATTTGTTCTCCAGCCGCATGGGTGAGGGTAAGAGCACCGCAATTGCCTGGGCCTGCCTCTACCACACCCGCCACAACCCCGGCGCTTGCTGGGCGATCATCCGGGATACCTTCGAGAACCTGGTGTCCACGACCCAGAAGACCTTCTTCCAATGGTTCCCGCCCGGGGTCTTCGGCGATTACAACGCCAGCAAGAAGACATTCACCTGGTATGATGGCATTGCTAAGGGCGACGTGATCTTCCTGGGCATGGACGCGGCCGACGATAGCTCCAAGCTGATGTCCCGCGAACTCGCGGGGTTCGCGATTGACGAGCCCGCCCCCGCCGTGGGATCGGCCGGCGTTGATGAGATGATCTTCAGTATGGCGATGTCCCGCCTGCGCCAACAACACATGAACTGGTACGGGGCCAAGCTTGCAGAGAACAATCCAGATGAGGCCCACTGGTCCTACAGGCTCTTCGTCCAGCCCGGGACTGAGGGATACTCCATCTGGCAGCCCTCGATGCCGGAGAACTTGCACCACCTCCCCATCCGATACTACGAAGAGATGCGGAATACCTTCGCCTCCCGCCCCGACCTAGTCCGGCGGTTCGTGGATGGCGAGTTCGGGTTCCAGCAGGTGGGCAAGACAGTGACCCCGCAGTGGAGTGATAAGCTCCACCTGGCCCTGGGGCTCGCCCCTATCGCGCGCCAGGACATCTACATGATGTGGGACTTCGGTCACAACCCCACCTGCCTCGTCGTGCAGCGCTCCCCCCTGGGTTATTTGAACTTCCTGGACGCCTACTGTGGCGAGGAAGAGGGGATCGAGGAACTGATTGAGCACTGGGCCAAGCCCCTGTGGGTGGATCGCTACCGTCCCCTGGGCTGCCCGATCCGCCTACACATCGGCGACCCCGCCGGACAGCAGAAAGAGCAGACATCATACTCCCGGAGCGCGGTCCGAGCCCTGAGACAAGCCCTCCCGGCCCCGTGGAAGAGCGGCCCAGTGAAGCCAATCGACCGGATACCCTCCCTCCAAGCGCTTCTGACAAGGAATATCAAGGGCAAGGGGCTCATTCAGGTGGATCGGGAGCGAGCGGGTTGCCTATGGCACGCCCTAAGAGGGGGCTGGCACTACCACATCGCGCGAACCGGGCTCGTTTCCGGGGTCGCGGTCAAGGATAAGCACTCCCACCCGGGCGATGCAGCCTCATATGGGGCCGCGGTACTGTACCCGTTGGGTAAAGTGGGCGGAAAAGCGTCCCCGGTATTGACAAATGAGGCCGAAGCGGGGTACTTTGGGGGCGCAACAAGGCGAATTCCACCCCCGAAGGCCCCAATTGGGGGCGGAACACCGGGGATGAAGGTACCAGAACATGGGGATAGCCTCCCCGTAATGAGACAAGGATAGCAAAATGGCCACAATCGCCGCCCATCTCGTCATTAACCCCGACAACACGATGATCACGAGCTGGCTCGCGGTCACCGAGGCCGATACAGGGGCCGCCGTCAGCATGGCACGGTTCCCAGACCGGACTGTGCAAGTGTCTGGGGACTTCACCACCTCCGGCGCCTGCGTTATCGAGGGCTCCAACGACGGAACCAACTACTTTACCCTCACCGACCCGACAGGAGCAAGCCTCACCTTCACCGCGGCCGGCATGAAGCTCATTGTCGAGAACCCCCTCTACATCCGGCCCCGGGCAACCGCAGGCACGGCCGTAGCCATGAACGTGTATATTGTGGGAGCGCCCAGGTAATGGGTGCGCTGAGGCGAAACCGCAACGCGGGCCATGAGCGCCGCCGCTGGATGGAGCGCGCGGTCTTCGGCCGTGGCGCCCCCGAGAGCGTCCTCCGGGGTGGTGGTGTCCCCGCCATCCTGGATATCAATTTCGCCGCAGATAAAGCCTATGTCCGCGGGGTCGAAACCCCGATCAGCGGATTATTTTCTGACATCGCCGATAATTCCGGCGCCAGTCTATACTACACCAACGCCGACGGGTCTATGACCCTGAAGGCGAATACTGATATCCCCTATGGGACCAACGGCCTCCAGACCTTCCCGCCCCGGACCAATATCCTTAGGCAGTCGGAGACATTCACTGCCTGGGGCATTAGCTCTGCTGCTATCACCATGGTAACAGATATCGCGGGTCCGACGGGGAATACTGAAGGAAAGATTACAGAGACTACTGATAACAACATCCACTTCCTGCAGGGTAACGCAGCGGTCGATTGGACCGCTGTAAACGGCACCGTGTATACTATGTCCGCCGTTGTAAGCAAGGGCACGCGCGACTGGTGCTGGATCGGAGGGTACGATGGCGCCGCCGACTACCAAGCCCGGTTCAACCTCACCCAAGGTGTTCCTGGAACGAAGACTGCGAATGTAACCAGCTCCGGCATGAAGCAGCTTATCAATGGCTGGTTCCTGGTTCACATGACCTGGACCGCAGGCGCGAACGCCACCTTCAACACAAGGGTCGCCCTCTCATCGGGCGACAACAGCTCTGCATATGTAGGCGTCGCCACCCAGTATATGTATGTGCAGTCCGTTCAGGTTGAAGCTGCTCCCGACCCCTCTCCCCATATCCCGACTACAACGGTCGCGCTTACCGGCCCGCGTTACCGCATGAAGTACTCGGACGCGACAATAATCAGCCTCACTGAGGGCACTGGCTATTCTCTCTTCCGCCGAGACTCTGCTACGACCGGAACTCATGCAACTCTGATCGGGACTCATCAGGGACTCGATTGTAAATTCGCGATTAACGAGTCCGGGTTTGCATTCTTGTCCGACGGTACTTCTGGGGCAACCACGGCAAATGTCTTCACCCCTGGCGCACCTCAACGGGCAGCCTTTGCTTGGGATACTGTAACTGACACCTGTTCTATAGTACTGAATGATAGTACTGTAGCGACGGCCGTCTATGGCGCGGCCAGCCCACAGACCTTCGATGTCTTGGCCATCGGTAGCGCGCCAGACAATAATGACTTCCAGCTCGGCGGCTACACACAGCGGATCGCCTACTGGAACACGCGCCTCCCTGATGCGGTACTGGGTGACATTGGCCAGCCCGCCTCCTGGGTCGAGGTGCGCGACAACTACGTCGCGGACGTAGACATCGACTTCACGATGAACCGGGTGAGTGACCGGGGCCTGATTAGCACGGCCACCGATTTCCTCCACGCCCCCTTCAATCGTGGCGCTGCAGTCTCTTATGCAAAAGACACAGCCGGCCGCCTGATCCCCTTCGGCCCCACCACCCCGCGCATCACCAACCTAGGCCTTCTCTGTGAGCGTGGTGCCACCAACTACATCCTTGGTAGTACTAACGTAGTGGTCGGGACTAACAACTGGCAGTCGTATAATCCTGATGGCCTTCCAGTAGTAACTTCGGTCGCGAATGCAGTAGAAGCTCCAGATGGTACTATGACCGGCGCCTATTTGATAACAGACCCGGGCGGTGGGACGTACCAGAACATTGCGGGACTGACCGCCCTTACGCAGTATACGATATCAGTATTTATCAAGCCGATCTCTGGGAGCACGACACTTATTAGCTTCGGTGGTTCGCCACTGACATTGATGACTGATGGAGAACCTCACGCTAATGGTTGGTATCGGATTGTAGGTAATATGACAACAGGGGCTGATGCTACCAACATACAGGAGCCCTTTATCTTGCTCCACCCAGATTTTGGTCCTGGCCTGTTCGCACTCTGGGGAGCCCAGATAGAGCTTAAGGCGGGCGGCTTGGCTACGAGCATAATCCCCACTGATGCAGTCGCGGTCACCCGGGCCTACGACGGAAACTGGAAGCAGCTATATTGGCAGAATACGAGCTATGTGGATAAGTTTACAACCGGCACCTGGTTCGCCCACGCCAAGCCCATTCGCTCAGGAGTGGACGCCCGACTCCTAGGTGGTGGCCTGGGCATCAATGGGAACACTGCTCCATTCCAGTACAATGGCACTACAAATCTATTCGCCACCCTAGGCTCAGGCACGGGCGATGTTGAAGGCGCTAAAATCGCAGTCTCCTTCCGGAACGGTTCGCGCCATCTCTGCGGCAACGCCGGGACCGTGGCCACCGATACTGAGTTCTTCGGGAACGGTAATGGCTACACCGCCTTCGGCACCACAGTGAACTTCACCGAAGGCGCGGACATAGACGGCTATCTGAAGAGGGCCACCTTCTGGCGCAATGCCTTCCTCGCCGACGCGACCCTCCAATCCCTCACAACCCTGTAAGGCGGACCCATGCCGCGCAAGCGTAAGAACAAAGATGAAAAGCTGCTCCAGGGTGCGACTGAGGAGAACGCCCTCAAGATCACCCCGGTGCTGCTCGGCTACAAGTACGAGGCGGACAACAACCGCAAGGGCGGCCTCAACCCGCGCGACGCGAAGTGGGAAGAGAACCTAGACCTATACTGGAACCGGACCGACTTCAGCAAGAAGGCCACCTGGCAGGCTCGCGAGTCCCTTCCCGAGGTAAGCTCATTCGTGGACCGTTTCGCCGCGGCCCTCAAGGAAGCCCTCATCACGGGGCCCAATGGCTTCTACACGGTCGAGGACCCGGCCGATACTGAGTACGACATCTGCACCAGCATCAAGGGGATGACCGACGTCTGGTTGAGCACTAGTGGCAAGAACATGACAGGCACCTGTCTGGACTTCACCACGGTGTTTGAAGAGCAGATCAAGATGGGCGCGATGATGGCTTGCTGCGCGACCGTCGGCTGGAAGGACGATGTGATGGGCGGTCGGGTCGCGATTGAGACCGTAGACCCCCGCAAGGTCTGGCTCGACCACACATACAACAACCTCTACCGCATCCGCCAACA